CACGGCGAATTGCAACGACCACGAATTCATACCGGCAACTCTCAAGATGGAAGCGAACGATCACCGCTGAATCTTCAACCCTCCACTCATCAGAAAGAGTCTTCGACGTTGCGATAGCGATGTGGCAAATGTCAGCCCACTTATGAATGACATCCAGCGCCGAGGATTCTTCCTGATGAAAACAAAGGAGAACGCTATGAGACGTTTTGAAAAGACATACAAGCTAATGCTGGAAGGCAAAGAACTCGGACGCTATACAACGATAGCGGGCGCGGACGCAGCAGCAGCTAGGCGCGGCATCACCGGCTACACAGTCGAACCTATATAGAGGACAGCAGCAAAGGGAGAAAATTATGCGTAGCTCACCTATCTATAACGTCATCAACAATCCAAGTCGAAAGTCTGACAGTTCTTTTGGTTCTGCCGAGAGATTCAACCAGACCATTCGAGTCGGAACCAGCGCAAGCAACTCGCATCGGCTGGCTCAGATCGCAGTCGATTATGTTGACCTTGCAGATGGTCGTCGAGAGTTCCGAATGTTTCTTGACGGTGAGGTGATCAAGAGCGGCATCCTTGATGGTAAGGAGTTCGAGCTTGCTGCTTAGTGATTCACTCAGGCACATTCGAAAGAGTGTGCCTTCTGGGAATCATCGAGAGGAGAAAATTATGCAAAGCCATTATGAAATCAACGTGTCACTGAATGGTCGGCATTACTTCGCCACCAACGAACGCAGCTTGACCGGCGTAGAGTCAGAGGCTCGCGGAATGTTTAATGACATGAAGAAACGCTATCCGCGAGAAGACGGATTCGAACTGTCACTGACACATTGGGAAGGAAGCGGCACGGTAATCGACACCCACCTTCAACTCAAGGAGACGATATGAACATCATCACCAACAACGTCCCGCGACAATTGATCTACGGATACGAACTGTCGCCTGATGAGAAGCATGAGTTCGATTACATCGCCGACATCGAGGAGCATGATTTCTTTCGGTATCGCGGTTTTGTTTATGACCCGTCCGAGTTCATGAGCGCAGGTCGGATCGATGAGTTGAAGGGGTGGGATGGATATTCATCCGACTCGTATTTTTCTGGGACCGTCATTCGGTATCCAGATGGAGCTTCCGATGAGGTGATCGTCGGGAGATATTGCACGTAAGCAAAGGAGAAACACATGAAGTTGAACAAGAAGGCAATCAAGAAGTTGAACAAGCAGCGCAAGCAAGCAGTCAAGAACGGCGAAAAAACTTTCGTCTTCATGGGTGAGCTTGTCACCACCAAGTTCGCGAAGCATCTGGTCAAGATGCTCAAGGAGTTGGTGGGCGACCCAACGATGATTAAGTCGGTGAACACGTTGAGCGAGAAGAATGACAAGCAAGCCACCCGGTCCCTGATTGATTTTCTGAATGATTCAGAAATTTCGATGAAGGAGTTCGATTTGGTTCTCGATGGTATCGGGAAGAAACTCAGGGAGACGTTCAGCGATCGCGGGAAAACTCACTTCGACGAAGCATCGGAAGACACGCAGCGTGGAATAGCTTTGAGCGCGCTGCTCGATGGTGCCGTTGGCTTGGCTGTCGTGGAGAAGTCTGACGGAGAAGCCGAAACCGCAACCAAGCACTAAAGGAGGTAGTCATGTTTTCTCTTATATGGAGGCTGGTGAAGTTCGTCATGATCTTCGCTTTGGTCGTGACGTTCTTCGTTTTTGTTGGCGCGCAGTGATTCACTCAAGCGCACTTGGAGGAGTGCGCTTTCTGGGAATCATCAAAGGAGATCGATATGAGCAAAGCAACAGAGATCATTAGAGGATATGGATTAGAACCCAAGCAGATCAGAACGTATCTGCACACAATTCGCCGGTCGGGTTCGATCAATATGTTTGCATCAGGTCCGCTGCTTTCAGGTGCCTATGGATTCACAAAAGGCGAGGCGGATGAGATCGCGCTAACCTTCACGATGGAAGGTCTTTCAGAAGAGTGATTCACTCAAGCCGATTCATCCGAGTCGGCTTCTTGGGGATCACCCCACGCAAAGGAGATCAACATGAAATGTTCAATTTGTGGTTTGCCCATCGAGCCTGAAAAACTCAGTGGATGGGACCAAGGAAACAATGCAGAGCCAGTGAACGATGGACGGTGCTGCAACGACTGCAACGCAACCGTGGTAATTCCGAGACGCTTTGCAGACATCACTTCAAACTCGAAAGGAGAATAAAATGAAACAGGGCAGAAATTTAGTAGAACTCGCGCAGCAGTTGCAATCGAACGCTGATGCGAAAGTGGATTACATCGCTGACACGCGAGACATCCAAATGGAGCCGGAGCAGAACCGTCTGCAAGTTGTTGGCGGAACTGACATGGAAGCCACTGATCACTGTCACAGACAGATCGCAACGTGGTCCGGCATCGGTAGCCGTTACTATGAAAAGATGCGTCAGGACTCTCCTGCGCTCCTGTCTGGTAACGTCAATCATTGGCTTGAGAAGGATGACGGAAAAGAGACTCGACGCATGGTTCGGAGTCTCGATGGTAAGGCTCGCGCATTCTTGTCCGATCGGTACTTGCGACTGGACAATGAGCATGTTGCCGAAACGTCCTTCAAGGCGCTCGAAGACATCGACGACATCAATGTGGTTTCCTGTGATGTCACCGACACCAAGCTGTACATCAAGGCGATTTTTCCTCGCACCGAAATGGAGGTCAAGGTCGGTGACGCTGTTCAGTCAGGCGTACTGATCACGAACTCCGAGATCGGTAGTGGTGCCTTTCAGGTCATGCCATTCTGGATGCGCCTGTGGTGTCTGAACGGATGCGCGAGCATGGTCAAGGGTGCGGGCATGAGACGCGCTCATCTTGGCAAGAAGATCGAAGGCAACGGTGCGATCGAGTACAAGCAGGACACCATTGCAGCCGCAGCGCAAGCTGCCCTGCTTGAGTGTCGCGATGCTGTCTCGACATTCGCTGACCCGAAATACTTTCAGGGCTTTGTTGAGAGGTTGAAGGAGTCAACGGAAACCGTTTCTGCCGAGCGACCCGTAAAGGCTGTCGAGGTTCTGGGTAAGGTCATCGGGCTGAACGAATCCGAGCAGGAGTCAATTCTTGAGAGGTTCATTCGCGAAGGTGACTATACGAAGTATGGCATGTTGAATGCTGTCACCAACCTCGCCAACGATACGGAAAGCTATGACCGAGCCAGCGAGCTTGAGCTTGCCGGTGGTCGTGTTCTCGATCTTCACCCTAGCCAGTGGAGCGAGATTGCCAAGGCAGCTTAGTCCAATCGGCGGGCATCCATCCGGGTGTCCGCCTATTTTTTTGAGGAGAAACTTATGTTCATAATTGACAGAGCAAAATTAGAAGCGAGCGGCATTCCTTCCTACATGCACGGTGGGGTCATTCGCTACTTTGAAAGCGGAATCCCTCCGGGTCATTTTCTGAGTGCCGTGTTGAACAACGATCTGAAAGAAGCGATATCGCGGGCTGACGCTCACAACATGACAGAACTCAGTAAGTACGTGATCTTTTTTTACAACAACGCACCCGCAGGATCGTGGGGTCATGCCAACGCAACGCGAGACTGGTACAAGAAATTTGAAAAGGTTTCATTCATCCCGTCCAGTGGAGAGTCCGATGCCAATTGAATTCGATGACTCGAAAGTGAGGAAGGTTCGGTGCTGGACCGATGACGGATGCCGCACCAAGATTTGCAGTTCACTGGTCGGTGCCTCGATGGTCATGAACACTCCACGGATCACGGTCAAGTCCATTTCCGAATGGTGGTTCAGGATAAATTTCTGCAAGGCTATCGGATGGACTTGGCCCGGAATGGAGATCAATCAGGGAGGTGGGCTTATCTATCCAACCCATCAAGACCTTGTGGACCACATCGGATTGTTCATCAAAGACTCGACCGTGGTTGCTCGACATACTTGGATCAAGAAGATGTCGAAACGTATCGAGAACGCGGCACTATCAACGATCGAAAGGTCAGTCAAAATAAACTAGGAGATTGCCATGAGCGAAGACAATGGAACAGAAAACCGAATGATGTTCTCTGACTCTGTGGAGGATGACAACATCGAGCGCGACCCAGATCGTGATCACGATGAACAGCGACAGCAGAAACTCGACGATCAGTCGGATGGGTTAAACGAAACCCTGAAAGATATCGCCGACATAAACGACCTAGCGGCACCCGTCTCAATGAAGCCAACCCCGTATCGAACGGTTGAATCTTTCGATGATTTTCTCAGCAGAGCCGGGTTCGATTTCGTTGACACAGCAGGGAAGGTGGAACTCGCAAGGCTTGCTTTCTCCGCCGGTCTTGTGTCCGGGTTGCGTATGGCTCAAGACCTGATTAAAGAAACGAACCAACCAGTACAAGGAGAATAAAATGAACGACAAGGCAAACAAAGTTATGACGGTTGATGGTGATGAGGTGGTTGCAGTTCCGGCCACCTCGCCGATGCAGATCATCGATGCTGCTGTCGCTCGCGGAACTGACATCGATGTACTTGAGAAGATGTTCCAACTGTATGAGCGAGATCAGGATCGGCTATCTGAAAAAGAGTTCGATGCTGCAATGGCGAAATTCCAAAGCACATGCCCCGCGATCCGCAGGAGCAAGAAGGCGGATCGATATGTGTACGCACCATTCGAGCAGGTAATGAAAGTCATTCGCTCGCACCTGTCAGAGAACAATCTGTCGGTGAGATTCAACACCAAGTATGAATCAGATGGTTACATCACCACCTATTGCACCGTCGCACATGCAGCCGGTCACAAGGAAACGTCCGAGTTCATGTGTCCCATCGACAAGGAAAACAAAACGCGAATCAACTCCGCCCAACTACAGGGCAGCGCCAACAGTTACGGGAAACGCTACGCGCTATCCAATGCCCTGAACCTCGCGTATACGGATGAGGATGATGATGGTCGTGCCGCTGGCACGGTCATGATTACTGATGAGGACGTTGCAAATCTTGATGCGTTGATCACAGAAGTCGGTGCTGACAAGCCCATGTTTTTGAAGTGGGTTCAGGCCGAGACGCTTGAGGATATTGCCTCGAGCAAACTCACAACCTGCATATCCAGACTCGAAGGCAAACGAAAGTGATTGTCCTCGACATGGAGCAAGGCTCGCCGGAATGGTTCGAGGCTCGGCGCGGAATACCAACTGCGTCCGAGTTCCCGAAGATCATCACGGCGAAGACCGGCAAACTGTCAACGCAGTGTATCGACTACATCAGCAAGTTGATCGTTGAAGTTGTCGAACCTGACAATGACGATGATTCATTCAGCAACGCATGGATGGATCGCGGAAAGTTCCTCGAAGATGAGGCTCGCGACTGGTACGCATTTCAGAATGACATTCCCGTCAAAGAGGTCGGGATCATTTTGAACGATGCGAAGACTGCTGGCGTAAGTCCTGACGGAATGGTCGAGACTGTCACGGAGATGACAGGGCTGTTGGAAATCAAATGTCCGAAAGCATCAACGCACGTTCGTTATCTGTTGGACGGTACGCTGCCGGATATTTATCGCCAGCAAGTTCATGGCGCTTTGGAGATCAGCCAACTCGATTTCGTGGACTTCGTTTCATACCATCCGAACTACGCACCGCTGGTGGTCCGGGTGAAGCCGGATGACTACACGTTGAAAGTCGGCGCGGCGCTTGAGGAATTTCTTGAGAAGTACGAAACCGCGAAAGCGAAAATCATAGGAGTAGATAATGCTGAAACGTGAAACCGTACTGTCAGGCGCAAAGCATCCCGGCACCGAACTTGAGGTGATCCATTCGCGTGCTGGATTCTATCTGGGATTCAGGAGCAAAGACGGTTCTATCTACACTAGGGAAACGGCTTACCTCACAAGGGTCAAAGCCTATCAACTTCTCGACAACATGCGTAGATGACCACCTGACGATCCACCACAAGCCCTGTGGCGGCTTGCTGATGTGGCAATACATCAGTACACCCCCCTTTGCGATCTCGCCGCCACAGGCACCCTGTTGACCCCCACAGAGAACCACCGAGAACTGTCATTCCAGCATCCTGCATGTATTTGGATAGCTAGGGATTCACGCAGTTTGACCCTTGCGGCACCCTGCCGCATCAGGACAGATCGTCCCGATCTGCCCCTACCCTTACCCCTCCCCGCTCACGATCGTGCCGTAGAACGCATTCTACGAAGCCGCATTCAGGCTTAATCCTTCAAAATCACAGCGATCCCCCCGATCGACAGCAACCCACGATAAAACCAGTTGTCATACGTGTGCTGCCGCCTTTCCTCTGCCAACATCTCCTCGCGAAGTTCCGCGTACTCTTGCTGCATTCTCCCCGCTCGAACCACATCATCCAGCGCCGCATTCGTGGCGCGTGCTGCCCGCGCATTCGCGTCGGCGATCACAACATTCCCCTCAGAAATTATTTCGTACTGTTCGAAGAATCCCCAACACTCGGAATCCGTCCAAGGCACCTCGCAAAGAATTGGAAGTTGGTGTCCGTCCGCAATCTCTTTCTTTTCGCGCTCGGCGATGATCCAGTCAGGAGGACTGACTTTTTGGTTTCCGGCGCACCCTGCCGCGATTAGCACGATCAGCAATGCTGTCAATATCCGCATCGGATTCTCCTATGTGATCCAGTTTATCTTCAATGGTTTCTCGCGCCGCAAGCCCATCATCGATCGCAGCGTCCGCTATCAGTAGATCATCCTTCGCGTCATCGAGGTGATCAGTGATCCCTGCGTTCAATCGATCAGCTTCGTCCTGATCTTTCTTTCCGGCTCGCCTTGTTTTGGACGCAGCATCCATCGCGACCAGTGCGAGCAGGAAAGTCCCGATCGCCGCCGCTGCTATTTTCAGCCACTTGATCATCTCGATCCCGGCGCGGCATCGCTCAATGAGTTCGCCGCAACGCCAGCCAAGAAAGCAGCCGACAGGGTAAGCGACCCCGCGCTGACCAGTGCCAAGTAAGCACCACCAGCAGCACCGAACATCGAGATCGTTTGGTAAGGGTAATCCATCAAGTAATCTTTCAGGACGAAGTTGCGATTCTCCTGCCTCCGGGTTGCCGCCTTCTTGAAGATGTGCAGCGCCACGCCAGCGATCAACGCGATGATGGTTGGAATGTATTCAGTCATACCAGTCTCCACTTGGGATCGATGCTACTCAAATTTCAGCAGCGTGATTGATTTCGGCTTCCCTACAAATTTCTTGAAAGCCGGATTGCTTGCATCAGAATATATATCCCCGATAACAATTGAAAACCCCTCGCACCTATATGTTCCCGGCTTTGGAATCGCTCCTGCGAAATTTTCAGATTGAGCAAGCCCTTCACCAAGCGCAGGGATAATTGGTACTGAGAAGCGTTGACCCACGAAAGCGCAATGTCTCTCGGATACGATTGCTGCCCGTAACTTATCCCGCTCACCATCAGCAAAAATACTGCGAAGAAATACTTTTTCATTTTCAATCCTCCAAAAGAATATCCACGATCCGTTCGATCTTGTCGTACAGTTTGTCGTCAGCCTTTTCCAAGTCCTTGATCGATTCTTCGTTCGCCTTCACCTTGGACGGATCGACCATGCTTGATTCTGTGATCGCCTTCGTCGCGTGAACGGATGCGCGCCAGTCAAGAAAACCCAACGTCATCGCCCACACCAGAACAAGACCACCACCCAACAACCAGTTGCGAATTTTCTCAGGCATTAGTTCTCTCCCCTGATAGCCTCAAGTTTCGATCGCTTCGAGGCATTGAGAAACGGTTCATATTCGATTGGCTGTTGCGCCTGTTGCGCCTGTTGCGCTACTTCCACTTGCCGCTGTTCGCGTTCAAGGTTGTCATACTTTTCTTGCAAGTCGATGATCAGTTGTTGCTGCTCAAGCATCCACTCCTGCTCATCCTCCTCCTCTTGCGCTGAGTCTCGGTCTGCCTCGGCAATCACCACAACCTTCGCTTCCATGATCACTGCATCAATGCAGTCTTGTCCGGTGCCGTACACCTTCCTGAATTTGTGAGTGCTGCATTTCATTCTTGCCGCAGCTTCGAATCGACCCATAGCGTTCAGTCGGTTCGCTTCGCACAATGGATTGACATGGGTTCCTTGCCATAGTCCGAACAGGACGCTGTGAGTTGCGAGACAGTCAGCGATATCCATGTCGCCACCACCGACTCCGAATCCTTTGCTTGATGTGCTGATGCTGGAACCTGCAACCTCTGTCGTGATGTCACCGACACCACCATTGCAGGAATGCCCGCGACATTCTGGATCGGACGCGAACACAAGGACTGGAACGATCAGCAGAAAAAGCATCAGCAGAACGAAAATCATGAGTGCTGTTTTTGCGCTCACGCTTTTCTCCTTGGAGGCGGGACCGGCAGACCTGTCTGCACCTCGATCAGTTTTTCGATGAACGTGCCGAGTCGATCGATGGTTGCGTCGAGACTCTGCATCACATGGATGCTTGCTTGGTGCATCTCTCTGCCGTTCATCATGTTTTTCTCAAGAAGATCGTTCGTCTTCTGAGTTCCGAAGCCATGCTTATCCGGGTCCATGTGCATCTCCAACGTGCGTTTCACCATGCCGTGCAAACGCCAACACCAAATGAGTGTAGGCAACAGGATTGCTGTGATTGCTCCGATGATCCATTCAAGCTCCGTGTGCATTTTTTGTTTCCCTTTCTCAGTGCGGGCGATGAAGCCTTCCGCTGTTTATGTGGTGCCACCATAAATCTCCTGCTTCGCATCGAGCAAGGCTGACGCAATAAGCTCACAACAAGCGTCACGATTGTTCTGGATGATTTCCTTTCTGTGAATGAAGTCCGGCTCGATAATGATTGCAGGACATGAAGTCTTCTCCAAGAAAAAATCGGGTCCGTTCTTTTTCTGCATTCTGTACCAGCCTTCTTTGATGCCACGATCCGGCTCGAAGATGGAAGTGATCGCCGCATGGACGATTTCTGCCAACTTCTCCCCATTGGTGGAGCCGGGAAAGTATAGCGTCTCGCATCCTCGACCGGCAGCTTTCAGTTCATCGTCAGAAATAAGCCCGTCTTTATTGAGGTCTTCCCAGATTTTGAATGAGTTGAAATGTATTTCCAGCGCAAGATCAGGCGCTCTCGAATTGATGAACCCGACCTTGTGTCCAAGGAATCCAGTCGGCACCAGCTTCCCTTCTCCGTCGAGATACTTCACGATCAGGTCCGCCCATACCTCCGCTTCATCGTACTCTGTGAACCCTTCGAAACCCGCGCCCGGTTTCGAAGGGTAGTGTCCGGCGCTTATAAATATCACGGTGTATTCCTCCAATTAAATCCAAGCTGAACAACGTCGGGTGGTCCGCTCCTTGCTAACGGTGTGGTATTGATATCAAAAAAATCACCGCGAATAATTTTCGTCAGTTCAAACTTATCGCTTTCTTTCGCCAGCCCGAACAGGTCAAGCGTGATGTTGGAAAGCGGGTCAAGCATCACAACTGATCGACCCGTCAAGTCGATGTTGGTGAATGGATGCGGCACGACTGACATATCAGCCTGTTTTATATCCTGCGTGATCTCCTCGAACACGACCGGCTGTTCCTTCATCGCAACATAAAAATCACGAAGCACTCGGCGATCATCGTCAGTGATAACGTCGCCACTATTCATCGCTCCGTAAACGGAATCGACTTCGATCTTTGCTGACATTAAGTTCGGCGCAATCTCGCGAACCTTTCGGAAGCCGATCCCATCAAGGTACGTGTCAGGCCGAATCGATGTCGGACCGTTGTTGTGCCACGGTGCCTCCGGTGCGATGTAGCTCGCTATGATCTTCCGAGTTGAATTATCCACAAGCAAGAATATGAATAGTGGAATTTCACCGTCGCCGAGATCGTATGGTGGTGACGCTTGGATATATCTCTGTTGCGCGTACTGAGTACCAGACCCACCGCTTCGCGTGAATGAGATGTATGTCGTGTATGCGGTATTGTTCACACCAGTCGCGATCTGCGCTGCGTAAGTTGTTCCACTGTCGGCTTTCGTTTGTGGATAAAACCCGTATTCACCACCGGCTAATGTCAGGCTTGTTGGACCGGCACCAGAAGTTGAGACTTCGCCTGTCGTTGTGGACAGTTTCGATTGCGATATTGCAGAAGCGACAATCTGACTCTCGCCGACAGAATTGGTGTCCATCGACGCAAGTTTGTTCTTTGGTGCGCCACCGTCTCCGTTGGCTTGCCCCGTAATGTCTGCTTGTAAGTTGTTCATTTGAGTCGCGGTCAATACCTGCCCCGCGCTAAATGATTGTCCTGTCCAAGTCATGTTATTTCCACCTGTAGGTAACAGTGTTCACGCCCGGAGGACTTACCCTCGAAAGGCGAGACGATCCAATCTTGAAAAATCCATTGTGAATGAGATTCGCGATCGACACACCTTGCGATTGAAGTTCCCGCAATTGCGCTGACAACTCTGACACCGGATCGAGCAGCAGCACAGAGTATTCCTGTGGATCGTATCCAATAAACGGATGCGGGATTAACGGCATGTCAGCCTGTTTGATTTCTTGCGTTATAATCCTGTCTCTGATCTTCATCTCTGATTTCGATGAAATGTATTTCCTAACATCAGCCATTTCTTCGGCATCCAAAGACATACCAAGACCGAGTTTGATTCTCGCCAATTGGTGCTTCTCCCAGATCAGAGAAAGCCTCGCGTCATTCTCCTCCGGTATCAGTTCCTTCTGTCCGGGCCGGATGTCAGTCGGTCCCGCGTAATGCCACGGCGCGTCCTGTGCAATCCATGATGCCTGTATTTCCCCATCAGTTTTTCGAGCAAGCACGAAAATAAATAGTTGAACCTCACCATCACCGAGATCATAAGGTGGAGATGACTGGACATATCTCTGCTGCGCGTATCCAGTACCAACACCAGAAACGATCGCAAAGCCGATCGAGGTTTCGTAACTTAGCCCGCCCTGAAATCCGCTAGATATCGACATATCACGGACAACACCGGAATCGGATGTTTTCACTTGAGGATAAAATCCGTATCCGCTGTTCGTGAAATTACGAATGCCAAGCCCCGTTGAACTTGCTTCGCTGAGTGCTGTTTTCATGTGGGCTGGTACAACGGATGCTGCCACGATCTGTGCGGCATCAACACTATTCGCATCCATCGAATCGAGTTTGTTTTTCGGCGCACCCGTATCCCCATCAGCTTGAGCAGTGATGTCCGCCTGTAACGCAGTCATCTCTATATCGTCAGGGGTGGTGTTGAACTTCCAGAGTTTTCCGGTCCAAGTCATGAGAGAACATCCGCGCCGCCGAGCGACGAAGTATCGAGGAGGAATGGATTCGCGAGTATAAGCTGCGAGTTATCAAGCGACCATCCGATACGGTCCTTGTTGATGTCGATTCTTGAACCCATGATGCGGAATGTGCCGTTGATATTCAGCAACGGATCGTCGATCGAAATGGATTCGCCGAGTTGCATTGGCAGCGCACTAACGATCGACGTTGCTTTAACAACATCGACAGGCTCCTTCTCATTGGCAATAATTCTCTGAGCAGTATCCAGCGCACCGTCCGATGTCACATAGAAGATCGCCTGATCTCTGATGATTCTTTCATGCAGTCCGAATGAGTTCTGCGATGCCGTGTCTTCATCGAAGACGGTCAACTGATAGTAATTCGACGACTCATCCCAATCGCCGAACACCCATTGCTTGTTCACTAGATTCTCATCGTTGACACTCAGTCCGATGTCGATCAAGTTATTGTTGTTCAGGACAGATATCTCCGTGGCGACATTCGTCCACCGACGAAACGTGACCCGATCCTCCTCCATGAATATCGCTGTTCTTGTCATCCGCCCGATCCGCTTCAATGCCTCGGTGACTTTCATTCCTCGGAGGTCGATCTTTACGTGAACCGCATTCGATACATTGTACGAGTCCCACGAATCAACAGCCGACCAATCGATGTCAAGGTTGGCTGTCGTTTGCAGGTCGCTCATTCCTCCGTAGCAGGAGCAAAGCGTGAACGCGAGCCATGATGGTGTGATCGAGTCAACCGCAATCGGGTCTTCGCCTGTGCCAACAATACGATCGCTGAGTTGCCGGAACTTGTCCTTCGCTTGTAGTTGCAGTCTGCCGCGAGAAAAGTTTGCATCTCTGATGGTTCCATCGAAAATGTCGATCGTGTCTTCTGCGGTCGATGGGTAGATTGTTCCGGTCGTACTGACAGCAACGTAAGCGCCGGGACCACTCAGGAGTTCCCGTCCACCAACTTCAAGCTGCCCGCCCCACGCACCAGCCGTACCGGAGTTCGCCACCGCAGAATCGCCCGCCGGATACAGAATCGTTTTGATTCGATCAATCGACAGAGAAGGAAGGTTAACCAATATGCCGGGATTCTTGATCGTAACCCACAACCTTCTCCAACCGTCATCGATCGAATCCATTCCGGCGGCGCTGATGAATGCGGTTCCCGAATGAACATCCGTTCGTTGCTGCGCTTCCGACACGGTGTCCGCAGACCAATCAATCTCTGCGTATTGACGAAGGAAGGAGGTATTGCTGCTTGAATCGTACACTTCCATTTTGATTTTGGTCTGCTCTGCCGTTCCTTCCTTCACGTAATTGGCATAACAAAAATAATCGTGCTGCTTGATCTGCGCCTCGGTTAGCGCGTAACTCTGTGAAATTGAAAGCACCGCAGCGCCGCTGGAATCCTGAACCGTGTCCGCAGTGGCAGCCCCATCAGGAGACAGGGTGCTGTTCAGGGTGATGCCAAGCCCTGCCGATTGAGTCCACCCGGAACAGTTCTCCGTATATTGCAGGAGGTTCATCCCGTAGGGTTCCTGCCGATCACCATCGGTCATGAAGTATCGATGCGACTCTGCGTACTGCGCTTCCTGAATGTTCGCCCCGTAGAAATACATCCCATCAGAACCATTGCCAGTCCATGCGATCTGACTTTTGCTTGTTGGGTTTGTTGGAAACATCGCCATACCCAGATAATCTGAACCGGCTGCCGTTACCTTTACGCCAACGTGATACCAGCCATTCGTTTCCTGACGAATGAAGCTGTCTGTTATTTTTGATCCCCCTGATGTAACTACCGTCCCGCTTTCAACGTCAAAAGTCACCGATGGAAAAACGTCTTCATTATCCAGTTGAAAGTAAACACCAAGGCATTCTGCTGGCTTCACATGAGCATCGCACCAGTAGTTCGCGCCTTCAAATACAAGTCTCTTTGTGATGATCTGCTTACAGAAGTGATATGTATTTACAGTCGTATCGACAAAGAATTTGTCAGCATCCACCTCCTGATCTATCGGATTCGATATCGCATCAATCAGAAGCGATCCGTTGAGCTTGGTCCAGTCAGTCGCGCTAAAAACATGCGACCACTTCATCAGGTTGTGCGACTTGTACCGAACACCGTAGTCAATATCGACTGCATCTTTTAATCTGGTCTTGTCTTCATGGAAGAAGTTGAAAAGCTGCGAGGTGTTGTCCAGACCGATGCTGACGTTAGCAGCGCGAATGCTGTTCCATTCTCTTTTGACCGTCGGCCATTTCGTCACAAAGTCAGAATAATCTACGCTACTTATATACAGGCGCTTTGCCATTGACCCGTTCGGATCGGAGGCATGGTGCATGAAATTTGAACCGACATCGTATGACATCAGAATTCCTCAAGATCGATCTTTCCCTTCCACTCATAATCGTAGGGCTTTTCAGTGGTGGAGATGGGCGCTGACTTGTTGGTGATGCGAACGCAACGAGTTCCGTTTGCCGTTGTGTCATTGTCATCATAGAAAAAAAGGTCGGTGTTCTCTCTCCACCAACCATTGATTGCTTCCTTGTCTCCGCTACTCACAAAGCGAAGCGGAATTCTCCACGCTCGATAGTCACTGAATTTGTACTGAAACAGATTTCCATTCCTTGTGCGAACTTGGTTCTGGATTTTTTTATCCCGATTCGCAAAACCATAATCCGGCTCAAAAGAAACCCCATCCGACGAATTCGTGAACAGTGTGAACCCGCTCATATATTTACACTCCTATCGACGAACGCAGGACGAATTCCTTCTTCATCAAGAGCATCGAGCGCCGTGATTATTTTTTCGGCGACGACCTCCTTGACCTCCTCCGCTGAGAGGTTCAGGAAATTGTCTATGCTGGTAACACCCTCAAGAACGCTCATCTGGATGGACTCAATAGAAACTGACTGACCTCCGCCTCCACCGTCCTCCGAGATGAAGTCAGTGAAGTCCCTATTCTGGCGAGGACTCAGCACGCGCTCACCCCTGTCCAGCAGATAAGTTGACTCGGCTGGCACAAAGTCCAGCCCACCATGAGCCAACGGAATTGCTGCACCGATTGATGCACCTGCCGAACCTGCCGCGACTGCTCCTGCCGCAGCTTGAGCCATTGCAGCAGTTGCCGCACCCGGAGCAAGAGATGGTCCGACGATCGGAATCGCAGCGATGGAGGCGAAAGCGTTCGTATACACTGCCGCCAATCCTCGCGCCTGTTCACTGCTTCCGGTGGTGACATTTGCTGCCACTGCTGTCGCTGCCAGAATCAATCTCTGAACACCCATTTCAATCAATGCGGATATGAGTGTTTTCAGAACCGATTTGATTATGTTCTTAAATCCATCCATCAGGTTTTTGCCTTCGACAATCGTTGCCCCAAAAGCGTCACCGATGGACTTTGAAACATTCTTCGCAACAGCGACAAGGCGTTTCGCAAATTCCGCTACAAACGAATCCTGATCACTTATGAACGTCTCCCACGCTTGCCGGAAGAAATCGAGGATGCCCGGAATCGTGTCCATCGTTTCTTCTACAATCTCACTTGATTTGTCGGCGAAGGCGGAAAGACCTGTGATCATTCCATCAGCTTGCTGATTGATCAGTTCCATGTTGATGCCGAACACGTTAGCCAACTCGGAACTCGCTTCGGTTGATGCGCTGACAATTGTATCAACCGTATCCGAAATGATTGGAGCGATATTGTCAGATAACTGACTCATCGTTTCGACAATACCATCCGCGACTTGCTGGCCGATCTCCTTGGCGCCGCTGGCGATGATCTTCATCTGATCGAGTGAATGCTCCTGTAAATCTTTCTTTCAGGACATCGGAAAAACTCCGGTCATCTGCGATTCCAAGAATCGCGTTTTGAAGCATGTCGTTGACTGATGCGCCGAACTCTTTGAACACAACGAATAGCGAGGTGAGTGCGAGAACAATGATGTCTCCAATCAGTCGCCCGATGTTGCTGAATGTCTCAATGAAAATCGAAACAAGCCCTGCCAATATGATTGGAAAACCTACTAGGAAGATTCTTCCGATCGCCGGAATAACCTGCGCCGCCCAATCCATCAGGATGCTGCCAACCCTGTCGAACGTATCAAGTATGCTGGTGATCGCCGACCTGATGTCCTGATCGAACAGGGCCTTTATGGCTTTCCCCACCGTCATAAACACCTGCTTCATGATCAGGAAGACGGTCACGATCCCTTTGATGAATGCCCGAACCGTGTCCTGATTGTCGATGATCACTTTCATCATCTTCGTAATTAGGATCGCGATGCTGCGGATGAGAGGTCGCAGTCCTGCGTCACCAAGCGACACGGCTAGTGCGGTGAACGTGTCACCCATATTTGAAACGGCACCCACGACAGAATTCGCCTGAGTCTGCATCGCACCGGAGAAGTTCACCCGACCAAGACTTTGCAGATGAGCCTCGATCGCGGTTGCGTTATTGGCAACGGATGTGGTGATTCCTTTGAAGGTGAACTTGATCGTGTCACCTTCGTTCCTCGATCTGATGCCGAACTCTTTCAGTCTCTCGAACTCACCAACGGTCGCATCCGCTACGGCATCAACGATCTGCAACATTGATTTACCCATTGCGGATGCGGTGTCACCATAGGATTGCAATGCTTCCTCGGATGGATCGAGTCCCAAGGCTTTCATCTTGATGAAACTCTCGGTTACTTCGTCCAACTGAAACGGGGTTGTCGCCGCGAAGTCCTGAATAAATGCCATGTTCTTCTCGGCATTCTTCGCGCTATCAGAAACCGTGTTGACAGACAGCCGCAGCTTTTCGAAGCTGACGATTGTTCGCCCGATCTCTTTTGCGCTGACGAAGGAACCGAGCGCCGCCGCAACTCCTGCAATCCCCTTGGCTATCGCACCAAAGACGCTCTTTGTGTTTTCGTCCTTACCACGAACGGTGAACTGTATGACATTAGCGGCCACGGCGATTAGACTCCCTTTTCTTTTGTTCCCTTAGCCTGATCAATGATTCGTCTTTCATTACATCGAAAACCTCAATCAGTAAATTACTCTGCTGTAAGTACGAACGACCGTTGGGCCATTCAAATCTCGCCATGTGGTTCGAGACTGAATGCGTATGAAAAAAAAGGTCCATCCAATAGGAGATCGGCATCCCTCCAACTCTGATGCCGACCTCATCATCCTTCGGTCCTATTCCGTCGAATGTTCTTGCGATGGACCTTC